TGTAAAGAAAGGAACATATGATAGCAGGCACAAATTCAATTATTAACCAATTCGTACCAAACTTTGTCGTTAATGCACCTATTAACGGACAAGTACTTGCCTACGACTCGACTAGAAAATCGTTTGTTAATACAAATAGTCCTAGTAACATTACTTCTGACAAGTTAGGTGAGTTACTAAATGTGTCAAATAATGTGGATAATACGTCATTATCTCATAACGGGCAAGCACTTGTATATAATTCTTTATCTACTCTATGGGAAAATACTTTCATAGATTATAGTACGTTACTAAATAAACCGAATATCCCGGTTAATAGTGACTTCAGTTTCGCCGGATTAAGTGACACGGCAAAGCCACCGCTACCAAACGGTTATGTAAAATGGGATTCATCTGGGTCACAGATGGCCTATTCTACCACTATACCAGCTTCTAGCATTACAGGGCTGTCAAACGGGTCAGTTACATCTGTTACAGTAAGTGGGCAATCAGGTAGAATTACTTCTTCCGGCGGAGCCATTACAACAGCAGGTACAATTACTTTAGACTTAGGGATTACGGGCATTGGTGCAGGAACATATGGAGACCCTAGTTCTGCATTAACATTAGGTGTCGACGTATATGGAAGAATAATAACCATATCTTCAGCTCCTATCGCCTTAAGTGAGACAGTAGTCTTGCAATATTCTGCTGGTGTATCGGGTGACTTTTCTACTGGCGATAATATATATAGCACAACAACCGGTGTAACAGCAGTTATATCTAACGGCCCTGCTTGTGAAGTTTCGTACTATTTTACAAGGAACACCTTACCTAAGTCTATAATTACCTATGGGCAGATATTTTCAAGTAACGACTTTGTAATAAGAGCACCAGTAGATACTATATCTTCTACAAAAGTTAACGGTGGTGGTACGAACACTAATCCCGATATCATACATAATACTTTTACTACAAGTAATATTATAAAGATTACTCATTCTACTTTAGCAACAGGGGCCATTGGAGAAGTAGGCAGTAGAGCCTTCTTAGTGGTAATTTTTAATTTCTAAAAGATAAATACCTATATAATTTTGTAGGAATTTTAAAAATGATAGAAATTATTAAACATTTATTTACTGGTCCAGATGGAAAGACCCATGATCCTGCTCGTTGGCTTTGGATCATAGGCGTAGTTGTCTTCATTGGATTTACTGGGTATGAGGTTTATAAGTCCGGTCATTTCAATATGGCAGATTTTGGATTAGCATATACCGGTTTGTTGGCCGGTGGTGCAGCAGGTTGTAAAATTAAAGAAAGCACTGAGCCAGCAGCAATATCAGAAGATGATAATGCTGAAGGAAAAGAGTCATAGTCGATACTTTATATACATATTTAATATTTTTACCAGATAACTACGGATTATGTTGCGATCGCACATAAATACTGTTACACTCGATGTATTGTGCTCATAGTGAGACAATATTTTAACAGTGGCCTAATAAGGCACATAGGAGAAAACATTATGTTTACAGCAAAAACACCAGAAGACTATTTTAAAGCAACAACAACTTTCTTTGAAAAATTTCCCAAATCGGCCGATGATGTAAAATCTATTTTTGATAAAACTCAAAAAGTTTTTGAAACAGAATATGCAAACAGTCAAGAAATGGTAAAGTTGTATCAGAAGGCAGTTACAGGTTCAGCATCTATTAACGAAATTGCTACCGCAAATAAAAAAGCTATTGAATTGGCTAAATTTGCTACTTTTTCAGGAATCGCTTGCTTACCAGGCGGATTAATTGCTTTGCCTGTTATTGCAAATAAGGCAAAAGATATGAATATTGATATTGTGCCTAAATCAGTAATAAAACATTTTGATATGTAATATCATATCATAATTTACAAAGGGACTCAGGTCCCTTTCTTTTTGGCCGCTATATTAAATAATGATAAATAATGTACTATGAAATTATCTGAAATATTATTACCGAAGAATATATCTGAAAAAGGATTAAATACCTCGTCAATTAAAAAAATTGACGGCTTACAAGCACGTATGGATCTTTATGTAGATAAGATATGTAAACTTGCCTCAGGCACAGCAAAAGATTTCTTAAAAACAAAGCTTAAGGCTGATTATAATGCCCTTAAAGATATAATAAGAAAGAATTCTATAGTCAGTGAAGCGATACACACATTGCCATTGACACATAAAGATTTTGAATTAGTAAAAAAGATAATGGAAAATCCGATACCGGCAGCGGTTGCACAAATATATATTATGGATTTGATTGACGACGACGAATTAAACGACCAATTAGAAATATTAGAAAATACTGAACCTTCTAGGGACATAAGGCCATTAATTGTTGATTGGTTTAGACGAGTAATGCCCGACCAAATATGCAGGTTTGAAAAAGAACTTGACCCGTATTATAATAAAGAAGGTAATGTGTCTGTATTGCATGGATACGATTCCCATTCTTTTTCGAAAGGTTCATATACTGGCACCGAGTCCTCAGGAAATGCGTACGGTAAATTTTAATTGTTGATATTATTGCAAACCTAAAAATAATCTGCTATACTTATTAAGACGGTAACTACTGTTACGACGATAATAGGGAAAATATGGCAAATTTATCACAAGAAAATATTAACAGATTAAAGCAACTCATCCAAGATGGCAAGTCCATCTTGCAAGAATGTGAAGATTTAAAAGGTGGGTTAAATGATACCATTAAGGCAGTAGCAGAAGAACTAGAAGTAAAACCTGCAATTATTTCAAGACTCATTAAAGATATTCAAAAAAACAAAATCAATGATAAACGCGATGACCAAGAAGTTTGGGAAGAGCTTTATAAAGCTGCCGGATTGGGCTAATTATTAACTGTTGTACCATTAACTTAAATAAAGGATACTTATGATTAGCAATATCACTACCTTGCCTAACGGCGTAAAGATCTTATGTCTTAATATTCCGCACGTATCTAGTGTAACAGTAGCAGCAAATGTTCGTGTTGGCTCACGTAACGAGACAGAGAAGCAAAACGGCATAAGCCATTTCATTGAACATATGGCGTTTAAAGGTACACAAGAAAAAGATGCGCATACTATTATGCGCGACATTGAGCATGTAGGCGCATCGATTAATGCATATACGTCTGAAGAGATGACTGTATATCATGTAAACGGAAAATCAGACGATTTGCCAAACTTTGTAAAATTTATTAGCGATATTGTCTTGTCAAGTACATTGCCTAGTGACGAGATTGAAAAAGAACGTCATGTTATTTTACAAGAACACACAATGTATCAAGACGACCCAGGGAGCATTGTAGGCGAATTATTTAATTCTGTTGCGTTTCCTAATCAGCCATCAGGGAGACCTATTATTGGACCTGTAGGAAATATCGAAGCATTTTCTCGAGAAGATATGATTTCTTATATCAAAGAATACTATACAGGTGAAAACACAATTATTTCAGCAGTAGGAAATTTTGACGAAGCTGAGTTTATTAAATTAGTAACTGATACATTTGGAAAAATGCCGAAAGGAGAAAAAACACCTATTAGTACTGTTGAATATAAAGGCGGTGTTGCAGTTAAAGAAGGTAAATTTGAACAAACTGTATTATTAATTGGTTTCCCTATAGAAAACATGTTTTCTAAGACATGGGCGGCTGATAGAATTGCTGCATCTGTTATAGGTGGTGGGATGAGTTCACCTTTGTTTACAGAGATACGAGAAAACCGCGGATTAGTATATAGTGTAGGCGCATCGGCAGATATTACAGAAACTGCAGGAATCTTTAGTGTGTATGCTGCTACGACACCTGAAAATTTTGAAGAATATATTAAAGAAGTATGTGTCTTATTAAAACAGCATACACAGCGCATAGATCAAACAGATTTAGATCGTGCTAAAAATAACATAGCAGTAAGTCTAATGAGGCTTTCAGAGTCACCTGCAAAGTTAATGAGTAAGGTAGTAAATAATATCTTTACATTAGGGTATGAAAGGTCGTTAGATGAAATGTTAGAAGCGTATAATAGTGTTACTATCGAAGACGTAAAAAACAGTATTGCTACTATGCTTACAAAAACACCTACACTAAGTATGTGCGGTATAGGTGCAGATAAGAAATATTACGATCTTCTTATCGAAAGTCTTAAATAACAGGAGCCAAAAATTTATATAGATGCATTCTTTAAAAGGAACGGCGGCGAAGAGATAATTAAAATAGTAGAGCGAGTTAACGGAACTAGGGTTTATAAAGAATATAAACCCGATTATCATTTTTTCGTTAGCGATCCGCGTGGATCCTACAAAACAATTTATGGAAACCCCGTGAAAAAGGTTGTACCACAGACTTTTTCAGAAAAACAAAAAATCATTAAATCATCATCTGGCAATGTAAAAAAATGGGAATCAGATGTCGATCCCATTTTTAGGTGTCTAGAAAATAATTATAGAGCAGGCAATGCGCCTGTGCTTAATGTAGCATTTTTCGATATCGAAACTAGTTTTGATAAAGAAACTGGCTGGTCAGAAGCAGGCGATGCAAATAATTTTATTACGGCAATATCAATACACTTACAGTGGATTGATGAAATTATTTGCTTGTCTATACCTCCCGAAACACTTACATGGGATGAAGCATCCGAAATTGCAAACACAGTAGGTAATACTATTCTATTCAAAGAAGAAGCGGAAATGCTAAATGCCTTTATAGATGTAGTTGAGGATGCTGATATTTTATCTGGGTGGAATTCTGAGGTATACGATATACCATATGTTGTTAATCGAATAAAGAAAATATTAGGAAAGCACGAAGCTCGACGTTTATGTCTTTGGGAACAGATGCCTAAAGAACGGGAATACGAACGTGGCGGTAAAACTGCTATTACATATGATCTTATCGGTAGACTCTCGATGGATTACATGCAATTATATAAAAAATATAATTATGAAGAACGCCATAGTTACGCATTAAACTCTATTGCTGAAGTTGAGTTAGGCGAAACAAAGATTGCATATGACGGAACTCTAGATGAATTATATAATGACGACTATAAAAAATTCTTAGAATATAACTTACAAGATACTAGGTTGCTAGATAAATTAGATAAAAAATTACAGTTTATTGACTTAGCAAATAATTTAGCCCACACAGGTTGTGTAACAATACAGGCAACAATGGGTACAGTAGCCGTTACTGACCAAAATGTATTAATGGAAGCCCACAGCAGAAACATGATTTGTCCAGATAAAAAACACGGGCAAGATGAAAAAGCAGCAAGAGCAGCAGGTGGCTGGGTTGCTAATCCTAAAAAAGGGTTCCATCGTTGGATCGGTAGCACAGATATGAAATCCTTGTATCCGTCTGTAATTAGAACACTAAATATGAGTCCAGAAACGATTGTGGGTCAGATTAGACTTGATCGTACTAATGAGGCAATTAATGAGTGGGAAGCGAAAGGTGGGCCCAGACATACATTTGCTGCATGGTGGAATGACAGATTTAATGTGCTTGAGATGGAAGACTTCTATAATAAAGATATAGGTAATAAATTATTCTTAGATCTCGAAGACGGGTCAAGTTACGAGCTTTCTGGAAAAGAACTATATGAATTGGTCTTTAATAGTAATCAACCGTGGTGTATTAGTGCAAATGGCACAATTTTCAGAACTGATACTGATGGTGTAATTCCTAGCCTGTTAACAAGGTGGTACAATGAACGTAAAGTACTTCAAGGTATCATGACTAACTACCAAAACATTGAAGATAACCCGAAAATTGAAGGTGTGAAGATACCTGCCGATTTATTCTGCAATGACACTGATATTAGTGACATCGAAATAAAGGCAAATTCGTATTTAGAAGGTGAAGCGTATAGACCTAAAAAATTAAAAGAGTTAATCGACGAAGGTTATAAGAAGCGTGTTATGCAATATATGAATCAGCATAACTTAATGATTAAAGACGGTAAAGCAATACACCGAAATCAAAAAGAGTTAAAACAGATAATTGGGTATTGGGATAAACGGCAATTAGTTCGAAAGTTATCGCTTAACGGATCATACGGAGCTCTTTTAAATGCAGGTAGTAGATTCTTTGATCAAAGGCTCGGGCAGTCAACTACGTTAACAGGCCGATCTGTAACAAAACATATGTGTTCAAAGACAAACGAAATGATCACTGGAGAATACGATCATTACGGACAGTCAGTAGTTTATGGAGACACTGACTCAGAAATTTCTACAACACGTCATTTAACTAATTTCGGTGAAAAAACCATTGAAGAATTATTTAATGGATGTGTCGAATTTTGGAAAGACGGCGATAAAGAATATGCGTATGACCCTAATCTTCTTGTTATGTCATACGATGAGGATATTAATGAACCATACATGGGGCATACAGAATATATTTATAGACATAAAGTTTCAAAGGATCTTTTTGAAATTGAAGACGAGTTAGGAAATATTATTACAGTAACCGAGGATCATTCGGTTATGATCGAGCGTAATGGAAATTTAATTGATGTGAAGCCAATGGATATTTTAGAATCGGATATTTTAATTTCTGTAAAAGTTAATAATAAATTATGCACATAACACCATAACTATAGAGATTATATGATTGGTTTTAGAAAAGAATCTCCCTACATTGGTAAATTTGGCGAAGATGTAGGTAAACAAAAATATATAGAAAATTTAAAAGGGTTCTGGAATGAAAAGTAAAGATTTAGCAGATGCATTAAAGAAGTTGATATTATCGCCGATAGGGGATGCAACGGATTTATATAAAGAAATTCAATTGTACCTTTCACAACAAGGTCCAAAGAAAGAAATATCATTACATAAGGCAAAAGTAAAATCTGTCAGAAAGATTAGAACTGCTGAAGATGAATATGTTTATGATATAGGTATGCGTAATGAAAAGAAACCGTGGTTCTTTGGAAATAATATTCTATTGCATAATTCCTGTTACTTCTCAGCATATCCGACATTTAAGCCAGAGATTGATTGCGGTGAAATTGAATGGACTAAAGATAGTATAATTGAATTATATAATACATTAGCTAAAGAAGTATCAAATACATTCCCAGGATTCTTAAAAGATAAATTAAATGTACCGATTAAACGGTCAACTGGTGTAATAGCAAGCTCACGTGAAACCGTATCTGAAACCGGTATATGGATGGTTAAGAAACGTTATGCTTGTTTAATGTTTGATAAGGATGGAATTAGGCTTGATGTAAACGGTGCACCGGGCAAGGTTAAAGCCATGGGATTAGATTTAAAACGTGCTGATACTCCTAAAATTGTACAAACTTTCTTATCAGATATCTTATTAGATACATTAACAGATAAGGGCGAAAATGTTGTTATTTCGAAGATTCGAGATTTTAAAGAAAAATTCGAGAATATGAAGCCATGGCAACAAGGTACTCCACGCGGTGTTAATAAATTAACTCACTACAGGGATAAGATTGAAGCAGCAGGATATAAAAAATTGAAAGGTATTGAGGTAGGTAATTTACATGTACCAGGGCACGTAACAGCAAGTCTTGCATGGAATCGATTAAAAGAAATTAATAGAGATCAACATGCTATGCCTATTATTGATGGGCAGAAAGTCATTATTTGTAAACTAAAACCTGATAACGATTATAGGATTTCAAGTATCGCTTACCCAGTTGATATAACTTCATTACCTGATTGGTTTACATCGTTGCCATTTGATTCAGAAGATATGATGGCCGGTATCGTGGATAAAAAAGTTGAAAATTTACTCAGCACACTTAAGTGGGATCTTAGTAGAACAAATAAAGAGCATGCACACCTAGAAACGTTATTTGATTTTTCGTCTTTCTGAAATTCTTGACTTTTCAGTTGTATTACAATATAATAAACAAAAACACTGAATAATATTCAGCATACTTATAGGAAAATAAAATGAGCATTGTAGATTCGTTAAAAGACATTATCAAACACACTTCTGGGTTGGGATTCATCGATATGTGTAAAATTGTAGGTACTCCGACTGATGCAAAGATTGAAGCAATTGATGCTGATAAGACAGTTGTAATTTTTGGTAGTTTATATCAACCTATTGAAAACATTGACACTACTGTCGGGTTGTCACGTATTCCTGTTTTGAAGGGATTTATTGACTTTCCGCCATTTTCGTCAGATAAATCAAAAACGTCTATTGTTATAGAAGTACGAAACGGAGTATCTGTCCCAACAGAGGTAGATTTTAACAGTGGTGCAGGTCATAAGGCAAATTATCGTTTTATGAGCGAGACAATGGTTAATGAACAAATTAAAGTCCCACCGTTTAAAGGCGCAACATGGA